AGAGTGGTATAAGAAAGAAACCAAGAACATGTCCAAGCGACAAATCGCGCAGGAACTTAAATGCAACTTTAATACATCTGGCGAGACTGTTATCGATTCAGACGATATGGAATGGCTTTTGGCCAATGTAATAGAACCAAAGCATCGAACAGGGTTTGATAGGAACTTTTGGATTTGGGAAGAGTTTGATCCGACATACAATTATTTATTGGTTGCAGATGTAGCTAGAGGCGATGGAGCCGATAACTCTGCGTTCCACGTTATAAAACTTGAAACACTGGAGTGTGTCGGAGAATATCAAGGAAAGCCGACACTCGATATGTATGCTCATCTGCTTAACCAGGCAGGAAGAGAGTTTGGAAACGCCATGCTTGTGGTCGAGAACAACAACATTGGTTATTCTGTCTTGGAAAAACTTATTGATTTTCAATATCCAAACGTTTACCATTCTATTAAGTCCACACATGAATACATCGAACAATATCAAGCTGAGAACATCACCAGCGCCGTGCCTGGTTTTACAACATCAATGAAAACTCGTCCGCTTATAGTAGCGAAATTAGAAGAGTTTGTCAGAAATAAACTAATTAAGATATATTCATCTCGCACCGTCAATGAAATGAAAACATTTATTTGGAGGAATGGAAAGCCCCAAGCTATGAAAAGTTATAATGATGATTTAATTATGGCTCTTGCGATTGCCTGTTGGGTTAGAGACACGACACTTCAAGCAAACACAAGAGATTTAAATTATCAAAAAGCTTTTGTAAATGCGATTCATACAACAAAAACAACGATGAATACACAAATAAAAGGACAAGATGGCTACAAAAAAGGTAATATATTTGATAAAATGTCTGAAGCAGAACAAATGTATGAACAATACAAATGGATTATAAAGTGAGAAAATAAATGGCACCAATTGATAAAAACCCAAAGAACAGAGATTCAAATCTTTTTAAAGCATTAACAAGATTATTTTCCGGACCGATCATAAACTACCGTTCCCAGTCGGGGCGCCGGATCAGAAGACAACATTTAGACAAATTCTCTTCACGATTCAAATCAGTCTCCGGACAACAGTTTAAAAAGTCATTATATAACCCTCTTGACACAATGGCCACCAGCGCGATTCAAAGTCAGAGACGAGGAGAGCGCTATGTTGATTTTGACCAGATGGAATACATGCCGGAGATAGCTTCGACGATGGATATTTATGCAGACGAAATGACAACATATTCTGAGCTGCGCCCGATGTTGAATATTAAATGCCCGAACGAGGAGATTAAAGCGGTCCTGGCAGTTCTATATGAAAACATATTGAACGTTCAATATAACCTTTTTGGTTGGGCGCGCACAATGTGTAAGTATGGCGACTTCTTTTTATATCTGGACATAGATGAGAAATATGGAGTGCAGTCAGTCATTGCTCTTCCATCAGCCGAAATCGAAAGACTGGAGGGGCAGGATTCTACCAACCCCAATTATGTTCAATACCAATGGAATTCAGCAGGAATGACATTTGAGAACTGGCAATTGGCACATTTTCGTATTTTAGGAAATGACAAGTATGCCCCCTATGGAACTTCTATTCTTGAGCCAGCCCGTCGTATTTGGCGTCAACTTACACTGATGGAAGATGCCATGATGGCCTACCGTGTTGTGCGCTCATCCGAAAGAAGAGTGTTTAAGATTGATGTAGGCTCTATCCCTCCACATGAAGTAGAACAATACATGCAGAAAGTTGTCTCACAGCTTAAGCGTCACTCCATTGTGGACGCTGATACCGGTAGAGTAGATCTAAGATACAATCCGATGAGCATTGAAGAAGACTATTTCATTCCTGTTCGCGCTGGGTCAGCAACAGACATTCAAACACTTGCCGGTGCATCAAACATTACGCAGATCGATGATGTTAAATATCTTCGAGATAAGCTATTCGCTGCGTTAAAAGTTCCACAGGCCTATCTTTCTATGGGAGAAGACGCGTCAGAAGATAAAACCACTCTCGCTCAAAAAGACATTCGTTTTGCAAGAACTATTCAGAGATTACAAAGAGTTATTATCTCCGAGCTTGAGAAGATTGGTATTATTCATCTTTATACATTAGGCTTCCGCGGAGATGATTTGTTGGCCTTTGGCTTATCTCTTAATAACCCTTCCAAGATCGCCGAACTTCAAGAGTTGGAGCACTGGAAGCAAAAGTTTGACATTGGTGCATCCGCAACGGAAGGCTTCTTCTCGCGTAGGTGGGTGTCAGAAAATATCTTTGGTATGTCGCATGAAGAAATAATGCGCAATCAGCGAGAGACATATTTTGATCGCAAGCATGATGCAGCACTGCAGGCGGTGGCCGAGGCTGCAGCCGCAGGTGAGACCGCCGGTGCCCTTGGTGGAGGCGAGATGGGCGCCGAACTTGGCGGAGAAATGGGCGCCGACATGGGCCCCGAAGAGATGCCTGCTGCGGAGGCCGGCGCCGAAGAACCTGCCGGCGATGATTCTGCGCTATTGGCAGTTCCCCCAGGTTCGCGTGACTCGCCTAGGCTCACACCCGGCGCAAAAGGAAAGGTATATAAGCCCGTTAAAAAAGACAGGAGAAAGGATGCGGGCCCTCGAACTCGGTCATACGCCGGCAAAAGAAGTGCAGAAAAAAGCAGCAGCACAAAGAGGAATATCTTCCCGGGTTCTGAAATCAACACTATTCCCAGTATCGCGAAAGGGATTTATGAAGAAGAGCAGTCTATTTATACATTGAGAGAAAAGTCTGAAGAAGATAAATTATTTGAGATTAATGATTCTATTCGAAATCTTTTATTAGGTATGGAAAACAAGAATCGTTTAACGGAGCACAAAGATGAAGATTAAACATAATAAAAAACGTAACACCGCTTTTGTGTACGAGGCCCTTATTAGGGAAGCCACGGTAGCCACCCTTAAAGGAGATAAAGCTACAAGAGACAAAGCACTTCATCTTATCAAGAAGCATTTCAAGCCAAATAACATATTAAAAAGAGACTTGGTTTGTTATCGTTCCCTTTGTGAAGAACAAAATCTTGAAAAAACAACCTCGGAGAAGATAATGAAAGAAGCTAAAGTTGCTCAACGTTTGATTGATCCACATGGTTTGTTTAAAGCCCAGACTGAACTAATAGATGATGTCAACAAAGAGCTTTCTCCCTCTGTTTTTGGAAATTTTGTCCCAAACTATAAGACTTTGGCAACCATATCCCAGATATTCCAGGGCAGACTTTCCCCTAAGAAAACAGTCATGCTAGAGAATCAGGTTATCGACAACATGACACGGGCCCCCGAACAGAGTGCAAACGATTCCAATATTGATAATGTCGTTCTTAAAACATTCGTTAACAAGTTCAACGGCAAGTATACTGAGAATCTTTTAGAAGAGCAAAGAAGTTTGTTATCATATTATATTGCTTCTTTTACTGACAACTCGGTAGAATTGAAAATGTTTTTAAATGAAGAAATAACAAGATTAAAGAAAGAAATGCTCAACGCTAAAAACATTTCGGAAATCAAAGAAGACAACGAAATGATTACAAAAACAAATAAGATTATTGAAAAGCTAGAAAATTTTGCTAGTCAAAATATAAACGAGGACGTGCTACTTACAGTTATGAGAACCCAAGAATTAGTTAAGGAAATTTATAGCGATGGCGATAGTAATTAAAGTTGGCGAATTCGCCAATGAAAAAAAGGTCAAGTTAGAACTAAACATAAGAAAAAGCCTCAGTGGCGATCTTATGATTTTTGACCATGGGGATATTGATATTGTGTTATCTCCAGCAAAAAATAAAGTTGTTGCATTTCCAAAAGAAACAATGAACGATTTAGTATACGGCGCCCAAAATAGATTAATGAGCTTTTTAAGAAAAAGAGGGGTCTTGGTTGCCGAGTCAATTCAGGCCGGCGCATTCTATGGATCCGTAGAGGGTACCCTTGAGACGCCAATAAATGAAGATCTTAGTGCATCAAAGTTGGCGCTAGTTAATATTTCAAGCTTCATCGATGAAGAACGCCCATACTTTGAAAATGTCGAAGCCATTGTTTCAATGGCGGATGATGATTTAGCTCACCCGGATAAAGAACACTCAACGGAATTGGGCGAGGTACCCCACTCAACAGACCAAGGCTCCGTTAGAAAGGGATATGTTAGAGATCCTTACGCGCTAAACTACTTGTACACACTATAGAGGCATCAGTGGAATTAATATATTTTGTTTTAATAGCTTACGGGCTTACCCAAATTCTGGTGTATGGTAAGATATTTGATCGCTGGCGCCCCAAGTCCGGTCAACTGCGAAAGTTGCTTGAGTGCCCAATGTGCATGGGATTCCATGTTGGGTGGTTTTTAATGCTACTTTCTCCATTTACAGAACTATTTAGTTTTGATGTAACCGTTGCAAATTTCTTTCTTTTGGGATGGCTATCTTCGGGGACATCTTATATTATGAACATGACGTTTGGAGACGAAGGAATTAAACATGAACACAAACATTTGGATACAAAAGTGGATGTTGCAACCAGTAAGACATTGTTGTAAGGGATCTTAGTTATGAGCCAGGTACTCTTACGAGAATATTATGAGCTTTGCGAAGGTGGTGTATGTCAAGATCTTTTAACAGAAGATGAAAAGAGATACGTGACTAATGGTGGTATGATTTTGTCTGGCGTCATGCAGAAGTCAGATACGCAAAACGGTAATGGCCGCATTTATCCACACAAGGTTTTAATGCGCGAGGTCGAGAATTACAAGAAGCTTGTAAAAGAAGGCCGCGCCCTGGGCGAACTAGATCATCCGGACGATTCAGTCATTAATCTAAGGAATGCATCCCACATGGTTACAGATATGTGGTGGAACAACAAAGATGTGATGGGTAAGGTTAAGGTGCTTGACACTCCCTCTGGCGGCATTCTCCGGGCACTTGTGGAGTCTGGCGTTAAGCTGGGTATCTCTTCAAGAGGCATGGGTTCCGTTAGCGAGAACCAGGGGAGTACTATCGTAGAAGATGACTTTCAATTGATTTGTTTTGATTTTGTTTCGGAGCCCTCAACTCCCGGTGCTTTTATGATGAAAGAAGCCAAAGATCTTTCTGCCCCAAATGTTTTAACAAGAGCAGACAGAATAAACAGACTACTAAATGAGGTGCTGAACAATGAGTGATTGGTCAAGCTTTGAAGATGAAAAGAAATATGTTGACGCCTGGCGCAATTATTTAAATGAGAGCGAAGAAGAATTAGACGAAGGCCTTTGGGACAGGATTAAAACAACTGCAGCCGGCGCAAGAAAAAAGATTCAAAAAGCCAAAGTAGACTACGGCACCACCAAGCGCCAAGCCAAACTTGCTGCAGGCTATCCCGTTGACCCGCTTATGGGCCCACAAAGCGCAAGCGGCACCGGCTCCCCCGCGTCAGGATCTGCTGGTGATGCTACCACTGACACAGACGCTGCAACTGGCACCCCCGCTGGCACCCCCGGTATGTCTCCGGGCGATCAGCCACAAATTCAAATGCCCGATGCTCCGGTTGCTTTGTTTTCTGGAGATGGTGCGTTATATTCAAAACTCTTTACCCAAATTATGCAACGCTTCAATAATAAAGAAATTGCTGGTGGTGCCATAAAACTTGATAAGCAAGCAGTTCAAAATACCGTAAAGCAGATATTGAAAGACCTGTCCGCACAACTCAGAGCGAATGGCTTAAAGGTGCAAGAATCTACTATTCCAGTGCTGGCCAACTTGATTGTCGAAGAACTCGAAAGAACATTAATAACAGAAGCCAGAGGGGGCTTGGCTTCCAGATCCGCCCGCCGGCGGGCCAAAGTAGCTGCCCGCGCAGAAAAGGGCGCCCAGATGGGAACAAGCACTGCTTATACAAGCACTGCAACTGGCGGTAGAACAAAGCCTTCAAACGCAGCCGAAAAATGGGTTGCTGCCGGAAAGCCGAAAATCAAAACAGTTAGCGGGAATAACCTCGTCACCAGAGACGCTGACCATTATGCCAATGCGGAGAAAGGCACCCTTAAGCCCGACGCACTAGAACTTGCGAAAGCTCAAGTAGCGTGGTTGCAGCAGAACAAGCCTGATCAAAACATTCCCGACGTGCTAACCAAGGCCATTCAGACAACCGCGGCAGATCCTGAAGCCAAGAATTATGGCGCAGGCAAGACTGGCACTGGCGCCAGAGTTGAACCGGTGAAAGGACAGGTCGATGCCTTCCGTGCAGTCGCCGGCAAAATCACTGCCTTGGTTGGTCAAGCCGCCGGCGCCGATATAGCCGACCGTGAACAGAGAAAGATGGTAACGGCAGATATTCAACAAGATCTGAAGGGACTCGTAATGAAAATTGTTAAGCCACATTTACAGAAGCACCTGCAGGCTAAAAATATTAAATTGAAGGAAGCCAAAGCGAGGGCAAATGAAAAAAAGTGAATTAAAGCAGTTAATCAAGCCTGTAGTTAAAGAATGCATACACGAGGTCCTCTTAGAAGAGGGGCTTTTGTCGAATGTGGTTTCCGAAGTGGTCAAAGGAATGCATGCGGCCCCGTTGGTTGAGGCCACCGCCCCGCTGGTTGAGGCCGCGCGGGCCCCACAAAAAGCGGTAGCAAATAAAAGTAATGAAGCAAAATCCAAGTTGGCAGAACACCGCAAAATGATGTTAGATGCGGTTGGCAGGGATTCATATAATGGAGTAGACCTATTTGAAGGCACATCACCAATATCTAATTCAGAACCTAGGCCCGGCCAAACAGATTTGGGCGCGCCCGGAGACGCCGGCGTAGATATTAGTTCGATTGTAGGAACCGCAGCCAAACTTTGGCAGCACATGAAGTAGAGGAGGGACAGATGTCTCATAAAGCGATAAATGTATCAGTGAGCAGCAGGGAAACCAGCGGCAACGTAGAGAAAATGATCCGAAGATTTCTTAAGAAAACAAAAAAAGCAAAGATCGTAGAACAAGTTCGAGATAGAAAACATTATAAAAAACCTTCGGTTAAGAAAAAAGAGAAACGACAAAGAGCTATAAAGGCGGCTCTTCGTGAACAACAAAAAAAACGAAAGGCGCAAGAAAGGCGCAATAGAAATAAGTAGAGACTATTTATACTGAATATGCTTAAATTAGGAGATTTCAATGGCAGGTTTTAACAGTTGGGGGCGTACAAGAAGCCCAAAGAGTCTGAACCCAGGCGCCGGCCGTGCCATTGCAGTTGAGGTTTTGGCCAACACCACGCGTCTATTAGGCACTGCCGCAACAACTGCGGGTTATGATACAGAAAATCAAAGATATTTACATGTTCTCATTGAGGACGCCACGACTTCTGATGACCCAGCCGTGACAACTATTTACGGGTATTGTCATGCTTTCCAGAGGTGGTTTGAGATACCTCAGTCCTTTGATCCGGTTGGAACGAATGCTGCCCCTACGGCCGCGTCCATCGATATCGCCAATATTTCCGGACGCGCCCCAGCCGCTCAGGTACCATCTGATAGGGAATACCGAACTTATCAGATAATAGGAATAGATAAGGTTGCCTTTGTTAACGCAGACCCGTCTCACGTTAACGTTTTTGCCGCTTGCAGTACATTTTAAGGAGAACGAGTGTGAGAAGACTTAACAAAAATTCAACTATACAACCTATCTTATACTCAAGATCTTCGAGTTCTACAGGGGTAGGATAACATGGCGTCCTTTGGGTGGGCATATGTAGACTGCACCGATGTTGGGCCCGATGTTGCAGGTCCGACCGGTTCGGTTCAGTTTCTAACGGGAACAAACGCACTTAGTGGTACAACAAGCTTTCTATACCACACCGCCGCAGTACATGGTTATGCTGCTAGCACGCTTGTACTTACGGGAACCTTGGTTGTTTCTGGTACTATATCAGCCAGCATGTATCACATCAAAGATATTGCGCTTATTGATACAACTGGTTCAACTTATTTTGGTAATTCGGCTGATGATATTCATGCGAGAACAGGAAGCCTTGACTTATACTCAAATTCCACAAGAATATATAATATTGAATCATCTGCCGGCAACATCTCTGGGTCCGGTACCCTTCACAACGTCGGCGCCGCAACGTTTGGAAGCACAATTGCAGCTAGCGGGTCACTTACATCAACAGGATTAACTTCTACCGGTCCCATTTCTGGCTCTGGCACACTTCAAATCGTTGGTGCAATCACATCCACGGGCAATATGTCGACGACAGGATCTTTAGTAGGAAATGTTCTAGATATTGGTGGTTCAGATTTTACAGTCACTCCCGACGGAAACGTAT